CTCCGAAACGCGAAGTTTCAGAGCGCGGACTACCGCCCTTTGGGTGCCACTATCCCACTTCACGCGAGTGAAGGTGGTAGTGGTCCCATATAGGTCGGACCAGCCAAAGAGCCCAGATCCATGCTTGACGTACCGTATGGTATTTTGTACGGCACGACCAGCTGTCTTCTGTAGGTAGGCGGCCGCCTTCATATACCCTGCATTGCAGAGGTTATGATGGACGTCCACCGACGATACAATGGATCCTGGACCGGTACGATGCGGAACCTCCATTATGTTTACAGTTGTCACGTCGTGACCCCCGTAAGCATCAGTGCCACAGGACTCCCTGAAGTTTCCTTCGGTGAAAGTCTTGTCAGCATTCACCTTTAATTCAAGGTGATGGATAAGATCCGTCAGTACCCGCGAACAGTCATTGGGTACGATGATATCGTCCCCAAAGACTCGGACCTGCTTCCTCCCAAGTGTCTTCAACAACCTCAAATTGACCGGAAGGTCGCGCGCGTAAGCGAGCGATCCTAGGGCCAGCGCGAGGAAGAAGATAGACTGTACAGGGAAGGTAGTGGCGTTGCCCATAGTGGAGTACTTCCTAAGCTTGTAAAAGCGAGGGGAGTACTTACAAATATCTTGTTTCATCCATGTAGACCGCGAGGCCTGCAAGGCTGATAGTAGGCTCGGTGAGCGTCTGAACAGACGCTCGACGTGCCAACAAGATATCCGATCAGACGCAGACGACAAGTCAATTGTCGCATGCGTCCCGTTATGGGAGGCGAGAAGTGCCAGTTCCCCGTTGAGTTCCTGTCGACGGAAGTCGATAAAGTTCCCAACCAGGGTCTTGGATACTCTCGTGTAGAAGAAGTCACGAATCGTCTGTTGGCACCACTGAAATTCAGTAGGCTCACAAGCAATAAGCCTGGGAGTCTTAATGGTTTTCGGTACTGCACAAAGACGAGCGGGTTTCTCATGCGAGAAGCCCTTCGAGACTAATTCTACGCGATCGACCATGTTGACCTGCGCATAGTTCGCAACAGCGAAGTCTGCATAGGGAAAAACATGCTCGAGCCTGTCTGGCCAGCGCTTAAAGTCGTACTTGTACGACCCGAAACGCTCGTCAGCAACAGCACCAGGTCCATGCCTAGGCCTCCACTCCATTGGGTCAAAGACCCCGATGAGGCTCGTGAGGAGGTCAGCTGATTGCTGTACCTTCTGTAAGAGTCGCACGTTTGGAGAAGAGCCAGAGGTGCTCCGAAACAGATCAGGAGCCATATTAGCAGCTTTATGAAATGCATCTGCATCTGTAAAAGATTCAGGTGCTTCTCTTTGGCTACTAAAAGTTGACGAAGTAGACCAATCAAGGTCTGCATGTCGAACCTCACAGTCGACTCGGATGAAGTCACGGACCGCGTTTCCGCGAGCCTTGACTCCGCAGTCGATTCGTAACTTACGAAAAGCTCCAAGGAGCTGACGTAAGAGGCGGATCGCTACGACATCTGGGTCGAGCCTAAGAGCACCAGAACGGTCGAAAACGCGTAGAGTGAGACCCCGAAATAGTCGTGGGATCGCTCCCCCCTTGTCAACCCCAAAGTTAATGAGGTTGCTCGGAGTTAGGCGCCGCTGATCGAGGCATTTATCAAAATGCTTTCGATAAGCAGGCATGGTCTCCAAAACGAATCGGAGACCATGACTATCGACCGCAGAGCGCAACCGTTCAAAATCACGGTCAAACTCTTTGGTGAGTTCAGGGTATTGAGCAGCACAATCGACTATGAGTGCTGCCAAAGTACCTAGGACAAACCCTACATGGCCATTACTATCTGACATTGGACTTTATTCCTTTGTTAGATATCCATGGCTCGTAGCGCTATGACGACTTGGCAGATGAGTCTTACGACTCCCAACCAAGCAGCTTAGCCGAAATGCCGCCGGCCTTGACGGTATAGAACGACATCGCCTCGGCGATGTCGATAATTTCCGACAAGACCCCACTCGGATCATTCCGAATGGTAAGGAGACCTCGGAAAGCGACCCCAGGGGGAGCGCCTCGGTCGGTTTCGTGTACCGCGAGAACGTCAGTGTGACGGTCGAACGGCTGCGAGCCGACCTTGACGTTATCCCGTGAGTGCCGCACTTTCGCGCGGTAAGTCACGGTGGTGTCGTCCAGGAAGTATTCGGACGAGTAACCATCCTGGTTGATCAGGGGCAGGGCTTTCGCCGTGCCACCAGATCCATCGAGGGTGACCGTCAGAGTGTTTCCGAGCATAAGAGTAGTCCTTTCTAGTTGCGGAAGAGGGGCAGCACCCTAAGGCGCTGAATCCCCAACGCACCTAGAATAGACAGCCGCGACATGTCCAAGAAGGGCATGTTGAAGCCTGGAGTGACACTCGAGGAGACAATTCTTGTCTTCCGAGTGTAGCGTGCTTCGCCGATATGATCAAACTTACCGTTTGTCACAGCGGTCAATTGGACAGCACCGGGTTTAGCATTGACGACAACCTCACTCATAAAACAACCTACAGAGTGAGTTGCCGGCACAGTATTGGAATGTGCAAGAGTGTACCTTCCAATATTGGTGAACCAACCAAGCAGCCACGTCCATGGGATTACATCCCATAGTCCCTTGGCGAGACCCTCAGGGGTCAGACCAAGGACAATGTTTCTGACATGGTTGGCGAACCTGATATCCCCGATGTGAAAAGGCGGTGGCGTGAGGGGCTTCCATCTGATGGTCGCCCATGATTGCTTAGTGACATCTATTGACACTAAAGCCCTCACCTTCGAAGTAGGCCCTTGTAAGGCGTACTCCGAGTAGCCCATGATCACCGTATTTTCTTTGCCAAATCGAAGCTTACGCCGAGATCCCCCACGTGGACTGTTGTAGAGTTCATCCAATTCCTTAGTGCGTTTAGCAATCTGGTTTTGGATGTCTAACAACGTCTTGATGTCATCAATAAGTGGAAGCCACCCGAAACGGAGCCCAAGGTACTCGTTCGCAGCCCCTCGCGGGGTGAGGACAGTTCTTGGGTCGTAGAGGAACTTCAACAGATTTTTGATCATCTTGGGGAGCTCGATCAGGTTCTGCAGCAACTGCGGAGGGGTGACAACCGGTCGAGAGGGATTTGTCCCTGCGACTAGGCTGAGCATCCATCCGCCAGGAGCTGCCAGTGGTGTGGGGTCGTAAACACCCACAACAATGCCACCTAAATGGGGAACTGACTCGAACTTATTGAGCCGACCTAGGGAATCAAACCCTATCCCGCTTAGAAGCAGTGCCCCAGTTTGTTGGGTACTGTCAAACGAGTTAGGGGTGACGGGACGACCGTCGAAATCGCTTACAAACGACGTGCGTTGAAGCTCGTAGTTTGTTGTAGCGAAAGACGCGGTCTCGTCGGGGCCAGAATACGATTTCACTTTACCA